GGTACCAACGTCAGGCGGATTACACCCGTAAGACGCAGGAGTTGGCATCCGAACGCGAGAGATTGGCTCAAGGAGAGGCAATCGTCCAAGCACTAGAGGCCGACCCGGAAGGAGCGATTACTGCTTTGGCAGGATCATTCGGAGTTGGTGTGGGCAACCAGAAGTCGTCATCACCTGAACAGGTTGATTACGAGGACATGGACCCTGATGAAGTTCGCTTGCGGCGCATTGAGTCTTCCATTGAAGAACAGAACCGCGCGTTGAGACAGCAAAACTTGCAGAAGGAAGTGAATACACTCCGCGACAAGTACGAGAATGTCGATTTTGATGAGAAGGCGCTGTATGCGCACGCTCTGAAGAACAAGATCAACAACCTTGATGCCGCGTTTACCCATATGAACTGGGATAAAATGCAGGCGGTAGCCAAGGACGCTGAGATTGTTGAAGAGAAGCGTGCAGCCCAGATTGTTGATGGCATACCCGGTTCCTCAGAAGGAAACGTGGAACGTGCAGTTCGTGCGGTGGATTCGATTCGTGATGCTTTTTCGCTGGCACAAACAGAACTATCCGATTCATAACAACTACTAGAAAAGGGGTGACTTAGCATGGCCGCAGGAAATGATGCATTCAATCAGATCCTTAGCACTACGCTAAAGAACTACATCCCGAAGTTGGCGGATAACGTTTTTACTGCCCGACCGCTGTTTTATGCGCTAACCAATGGACAATCATTGCGGCGCATCAGTGGAGGTGCACAAATCGTTGTTCCGATCATCTACGGGACGAACACAACTGCCGGTTCCTATGCAGGCGACGACACTATTGCTATCACGGCTCAGACAGGCATTACGGCTGCTGAGTATTCGTGGAAGCAGTACGCCGCCAGCGTAACAATCACCGGTATTGAGGAAGCCAAAAACAACGGCGAAGCAGCGATCATTGACCTTCTTGAAGGCAAGATCATGCAGGCTGAGGAAACCATCATTCAGAACATGAACACGATGTTCTGGTCCAATGGTGCCGGAAACGGCGGCAAGGACATGTTTGGTTTGAACGCCCTAGTTGGTACCGGCAACGACGGACCATCAGCAACCGGCCTTGCCGGTATTGATGCCACCGACGCCCTCAACTCTTGGTGGAGGTCAACTCTCACCAATCAGGCTGGTGTCCTCACTATCGCCGCGATGGCGACTATGTACAACACCATTTCGGTTGGTAATGACCAGCCGACCATAATCATCAGTGATCAGGACGAGTACGAGGCTTACGAGGCTCTACTCCAGCCGAATCTTCGGTACACAGACGCCAAGGTGGCAGATGCTGGATTCCAGAATCTGCTCTTCAAGGGCGCCCCTGTTACTTATGACAGCGACACCAACCTTGACGGTAAGATGTTCTTCCTGAACAACAAATACCTGAGGCTAGTTGCTCATACGGATACTTGGTTCCAGCCAACTCCGTTTGTGCGTCCCACAAATCAGGATGCACGCTACGCACAGATCCTGTGCTACGGCGAGTTGACCACAAGTAATCGTGCTCGTCAGGGCATGATTTACGGACTTACCGACTAACTAGGGGCATAACTTGTCACGAGAAATCGCTCTTGTTTACAGCAGAAATGCTGAACCAGCAGGCGCACGCGGTTCTGCGCCATCCCACTACGCACCCGGCTCAGGCTCCGGTGCGAGGATGGTGCCCGGTGTGTCCGGCGGCTTGAGTGAACCTCCCATTTCTCGTGACGGGTTCTGTTCCGAAATGACCCGCCACGGGGCGCCCTGCAAAGCGCGCCCCGTGGCCGGGTCTACCCTCTGCATCGGACATACGAGGCAAAAGGCTGCTTCCTAGTGCCAGACATGACACTCGTGCAAATGCGCACGCAGGCGCGTGCAATCGTGGACATCGACGCAACGGACATTTCCGATACTGTTCTGAATAACATTATCGGTCAGGGGTTCGACGCTATGGTCTATAGCGAGAAGCGTTGGCCCTTCTACGACACCTTGACAACGTTTTCTACGGCTGCCGGTACGAAGGATTACACTCTTTCCACTGTAGGCGCTTCGGTAACGCAGGGTATACGTGATGTCGTTGCGTTACGCACCGACGATCACGTTATTCAGTACATTGGAAGAGATGATGCCGATTCCAACTACCCGTTGGATGTGGCGCCATCGGGTACGCCGTGGGAGTGGAGTTTCTGGAACGAAACGGTGCGGTTCTATCCGACACCATCTTCAATCGAAACAATCTACGTTCGTGGGATTCGTAACGCTACAGCGTTCGGACAAGGCAGCAGCGATAGCGCGGTTCCAGACCTTCCCGCCCCATTCCATCCTGTTCTTGTTAGTTATGCCATCGCCAAGTGTTACTTGCAGCAGGAAGATCCCACGATGGCAGACCAGTACATGCGTAACTACCTGATCGAACTTGACAACGTGGCACGCAGGTATTCTGATACGCCTTCACCCCAGCCGATGGTGGCAAATAGCCGATCTTCAAATCGTTTCCTAGCCGGATGGGGGCGCCTGCGATACGCCAATACCGGTGGCGTTGAGTGGTAGCGGGCTGTGGCCCGTAGAGAGTTCAAACTAGAGGTTCTTGAAGCCTTCACCGGAGGTCTGAACTTTCGTTCAGACCAGTTCAATCTGGCTGAGAACGAATCTCCCGACCTGTTGAACGTCCTTGTTGACCCGCGCGGCGGTATCCGAATGCGCGATGGTGTGGATCGCCTCAACACGACTGCGTTGAGTGCCGACATAAAGGGCATTTGGGGTTTCCATACCGATGGGGGCACCAGTCAGGTGATGGTCAACTATGACACCAAGGTCGCCTATGCCACCACCAGCAACTTCACCGACATAACAGGCATTACTGCTCGCACCGCAGGTACTCGCGTGTACGGAATGACGATGAACAATGTCGCCTACGGGGTGTCGGGGGACAAGGTTTCGTTCAAGTGGGATGGTTCCAGCGCAGCGGACCTTGGCCTCGTATTGAATGGTTCCGCCGGTAACTTCCCGCAGGCCCAATATGTGGCCTTTTGGAACAACTTCGCGTGGGCAGCCAACACGGTCGAATCGGGGACGAGTTACAAGTACCGGATCAGATGGAGCAATAGCAACGACCCGGAGAAGTGGGCTGCTGCCGACTATGTAGACATTGATAAGGGAGAACACGGTGATTACATCACCGGTCTTCTCCCGATGGGTGATCGCTTATTGGTATTCAAGTCAAACAGCGTGTACGCGATCTACGGTTTCGATTCTGATTCGTTTCAGGTGGTTACGTTGACGAACAGCGTGGGTTCCACCCCGCTGTCGTCCCCGGTGCATTCGCCGTTCGGAGTGTTCTTCTGGTCCGCCAATGAAGGTGTTTATCTTTATAACGGGCAACAGTTCATTTGGTTGTTCTCCAAGTTGTCTCCTGCTTTAGATGATGCACGCATACGCACCACGAGTCCACCCCAGTTGGCATGGGGAAACAATAAGTTGTACGTTTCGACAGACTGGATTGAAAACGCCGTAACGACAAGGCGAGTATTCATTTATGATCCGACGATCAGCGCGGATGGTTCTTGGGTTATGACCGATATTGATGCTGGTCCAATGCTGGCGTACCGGCCTCCGAATGCCGCAGCCACCGTTTACGGCGGTTGCGTTGCCAACACGGGGATTCTCGTTGATGTGGAAGACGATCAGAACCGCACCAGCGACCGGTATGTTGGTTCCACGGAAACCCACATTGTTTCGTACTTCGTAACCCGTTGGGTGACGGGCAAGAATCCGATTGTGAAGAAGCGATGGGGGCGCCCGCGTGTCGTGTTGTCAGCGGAGGCGACGATTACGTTGCCGATTCTGATTTACAAGGATTTCGACAAGTCTGAGCAAACCAACTCTTTCAACCTGTCGGTAGTGGGGAAGGTGTCTCAGTCGCGTTGGGATACGGCAAAATGGGATGATGCGGACCCCGTTTCAGTGTATTTGGCGGAGTGGGATGCCATTTCAGCCGATTTGACTGCGAATGTGCAGAATCTGCCCACACTTGGGACAGGTAGAAGTATTAGTATGAAGGTCAGCGGGCCTTCTTCCGACAACCATTGGGAAGTGAACGCTTTGGCGTTCACTTACACACCAAGGAGACTTAGGTAAATGGCAACACTCGCTGTTACAAATACGTTCGCCGCTGGGACGACCATCGTCGCTGCGGATGTAAACCAGAACAACGACGATATTGAAGCGTTCATCAACACTACACCCGGTGTTGTTCAGAACGACATCGTTGACGTTCTGGGCGACTTGATTGTTGCTACGGGTGCTGACGCAGTGGGGCGTCTGGCTGCCGGTACGGACACTCATGTTCTGACTGCCGATTCGACCACGGCAACGGGTCTGATCTGGTCTGCGGCCCCGACACCAACGACTGTCACGGTTGCTGATACTACTTCCGCTACTTGTTCAGTGGCTTTGTTTGAGGCGGAAACCGGTAATCTTGCTCCGAAAACTGATGGTGCCTTAGATTACAATGCCACCACGGGTTCGTTGTCTACAACAGTGTTTACTGGTCCTTTGACTGGTGATGTCACCGGTAATGTTTCTGGTACTGCCGCTACGGTTACTGGTGCCGCTCAGACAGCGATCACCTCGGTCGGCACGCTGAGTGCTTTGGCTGTGACGGGCGCTGTGACCGCTGGGAGTCTGGTCGCCCCTCTGGCGATCAACCCTCAGATCGGCACCACCTACACCTTGGTCCTCGCTGACGCCGGGAAGTTGGTCACCTCATCGAACGGCTCAGCCCAGACGATCACCGTCCCGCCGACCCTCTCACCAACGGACTTTGCTGTTGGAACGCAGATCATTATTCAGAACATCGGGTCGGCTAACGCCACGCTGGCCCAAGGGGCCGGTGTCACGATCAACTCCAAGGATTCCAATAAAGAGATCGACGGCCAGTACGCAGCGGCCACGCTCATCAAGACGGCGACCAACGTCTGGTCGCTGATCGGGGCGTTGGCCTAATGGTTATTCGTCCAGCCGACCACGGGGTCGTCGCTAGTTCCGGTGGGGCCGCTTTCGAGTATTCGACCACCGGTACAACGACGGAGAGGACTTACTCCACGGGCGGCAACAACTACCGCTCAATCCAATGGACTACGAGTGGAGCACTCGTGCTTGCTGGTATCCCCGCTGGGATGGTGTTCGATTCGCTTGTTGTAGCCGGTGGCGGTTGCGGAGGGTATTACTACGGGGCCGGGGCCGGGGCCGGTGGCATGATCGAAACGACCGGCACCACCTTGACAGATGGGACGGTTTCCTGCACCGTCGGCGCTGGTGGCGCATCGGGGGGGTCGGGAGCAGACGGCGGTAACGGTTCTGCGAGTTCTGCCTCTGGTGCGGGACTCAGCGTTTCCTGTACCGGTGGGGGTGGTGGCCTCGTATACGTCAACGTCGGTGATCCCGGTCATAGTGGCGGGTCGGGAGGTGCCCCAATCGGTAATGCTGGTACTCCCGGTGCCGGTATTGTCGGGCAGGGTTTGCGAAGCGGTTACGGCCAAAACGTGCTCTACATCCCCGGAGCGGGCGGGGGTGGTGGCAAGGGTGTCGTAGGAGGAAATGCCTACACCGGAGATGGTGGTTACACAGCGATTGGAGGAAGCGGTGGGGATGGCGCTACCTCACTTCTCGCCAACAACACCACAACTACGACAAGCCGTGATGCGTTTGCAGGTGGCGGGCCGGGACACGGACAGTCCGGGTACGGTGCCGTCAATACCCTGTATGGATCTGCTGCTTCAACCGCCGTCCGGCCCGCTAATAGTGGTGCCGGGGGAGCGGGTTGGAGCGGTGGTAGCGGAACAGTTGGCGGTTCGGGAACCGTAATCATCCGATGGATTGAGTCATAAATGGCACACTTCGCAGAAATAGACACCTCTACCAATACTGTTCTCCGGGTTCTTGCCGTGCCTGATGATGAGGAACATCGCGGGCAGGAGTTCCTTGCCGACGACCTAGGCATGGACGGGACATGGGTCCAAACTTCGTACAACACATACGGTAACGGTCGTATTGAAGGCCGTGAAGATGGCGCACCCTTGCGGTACAACTTCGCTTTTGTCGGAGGCACCTACGACCCGGTTGCCGATGCTTTCTACACCCCGTGCATCTTCCCGTCGTGGTCGTTGGATGAGAACTTCTTATGGCAGCCACCCACGGCGAAGCCTGACGATGGCAAGGACTACCACTGGGATGAGAACACAACCTCGTGGGTTGAAGATGTAGTGCCAGATTTATCGGTTCCAATCGTCTGGGACGAGGACACGACCTCATGGGTTGAGATCACCGAGTGATGACTGAACCGACCGATATCCGCCAAGTCAAAATCCCCACCGTCGCGGTCGGGCTGATTATGTCTGTG